GGACTGGTTCGAGATCGTCGAGGCAGCGCCGGCAGAAGCTCAGAGGGTGAGGTTCTGGGATCTGGCAGCCACGGAGAAAGAGACGGCCAAGGAGGATCCGGATTTCACGGCCTGCGCCAGGGTGTCGAAGGCGGACAAAGTCTACTACATCGAGCAGGTGCTGAGGGCACAGCGCAGTTGGGCAGCAGTGAAGCGGTGGATAGGCCAGATGGCAGAACTGGATGGCCAGGAGATGCGGATCGGCGTGGAACAGGAGCCCGGGGCGTCGGGCGTGGCGGTGATCCACGAGATCTGCCAGCACCCGACGTTGCAGGGCAAGTTCGCGGTCAAGGGCTACCGGCCGATCAAAGACAAGGTGATGCGCGCCAATGTGTGGGCCTCGCAGGCACAGGTGGGCAACGTTAAGGTGGTCAACGACGGGACATGGGACGTCGAGGCTTTTCTGAACGAGTGCCAGATGTTCCCGGAGGGGGTCCACGACGACCAGGTGGACGCGGTGAGCGGGGCAGTGCACATGCTGGAGCGGGGCGGGCCGTTGGTCGCGTTTGGGTGAGGTGAGATGAGCTTCTTCGGCGATCTCTTTGACGCCTACATGCAGAGGCGAGGGTACCTGAAGAAAGGGCAGCGACCGCTGTTCTTCGAAGCTGAGGCCGAGACCGGCCAGTGGCGGGTGGTGGGCGATTGGAACAGGCGGGCCGACGAAGCCCTGGCCATGAAGACCTCGTGGGTGTATTCGGACATTAACGTGATCGCCAGGGAGTGCAGCCAGGCGGGCCTGAATGTGCTGCGGCTGCGCGGTGAGGAATTGGAGGAGATCAAGAACCATCCCTTCGAGGTGCTGATGCGCCGGCCGAATCCGTTCATGTCTCGCAGCTTCATGATGCAGTACACGATCGGCTGGATGAAGCTGGACGGCAACGCCTATTGGCTGCTGATCCCGGGCGTCGATGGGCTGGAGGAGCTGTGGCCGCTGCCGGCTGACAAGATGGATCCGATGCCCAGCAAGAACCGGCAGAAGTACCTGGATGGCTTCGTTTACCGAGCGCGCGGTAAGAAGTGGACCATCGAGCCGGAGTACGTGGTGCACTTCCGCCAGTGGAACTACCAGGACCTATATCGGGGCATGTCGGACATCCAGGCGATGCGCCTGGCCATCAAGGGCGATCAGGCGATGCAGACCTGGAACTACAACTTCTTCTACGAGAAGAACGCCATCCCGACGACGGTGGTAAGCCTGCCGCAGGAGACAAGCCCCAGCGACTTCGAGTTGCTGAAGGAAGAGATCATCAAGGAGCTCGCGGCCGTCAAGAGACGGACGGCCGTCACCCGGGCGGGAGACATGAAGGTCGACACGATCGGGCTCTCGCAGAGGGACCTGGACTACCTGGAGGGCAGGGAGTTCACCCGGGAGGAGATCGATCGGATCTACGGGATCCCGGCGGGCCTGTGGGCCAAAGATGCGACACGGGCTAATGCGCTGGCCGCGGACAAGACCTTCAAGGACAAGACGATCTGGCCGCTGTTGGTCTACATCAGCGAGGAGATCACCGCGCAAGTGCTGTGGCGATACTACGGATCCGAGTTCATCGCGCAGTTCGACGATGTCAGGCCCGAGGACAGAACGCTGAGAGTTGCAGAGGCCAAGACCTACGGGCCGGCGCAGACGGTGAACGAGTTCCGGGCGGAATACCTGAAGGCGCCACCGCTGGAGGACGAGCGAGGCCAGATGCTGGTGGCGGATCTGATGAAGGGGCCGGCGATGGCGATAGCTCCCGCGCCGCTGAAGTCGGTCGGCGGCAATGGCGAATTGAAGGCGGATCTGAAGCGGTGGAAGTCAGTGGCCCTGAGGCAATTCCGCCAGGGGAACGATCCGGCGGACTACGATTTCCATAGCGAGGCGATCCCCGAGGCGCTGAAGATGGCGATCGTCGGCGCTCTGAAGGGCGCGGAGAGCGAGGAGGAGGTGAGGGCCGCGTTCAAGGCGGCTGATCCCTTTCGCGGCGAGTCTAATCCTTTCGACAGGGTAAGACGGCCTTGGGAGAAGAAGGTCGTCAGCGCACTTTTACAATTGTGGAGGAAGGAAGCCAAGCGCTTCCTGGAGCACTTCCGGCCTGAGGCGGCAATGGAGCCTCACCTGACAAAAGCTCTGCGGGAGAAAGTCGTGGAGGACGAGATCTTCTGGGAGGAGCACGTCAGGGTGCAGGTCCAGGTGATGATGCCGCTGCTCGAGGAGGCGATGTTCAACGGCGGACAGGTAGCGATGGAGCTGCTGGAGACGGGGCTGGGGCTGGGCATCGACTGGGCGCTGGTGAATCCACACGCGCTGAGGTGGGCTAGAGAGTACGCCGGCGAGCTGATTAAGGAGATCACGCCGACGATCAGGAAGAGCCTGGGGGAGGCGATCGCCAACTGGATCGAGGCCGGCGAGCCGCTGCCGAAGCTGACGAAGCGTGTGGAAGCGATCTTCGAGGATGCAGAACGGGCGGAGCTGATAGCGACAACGGAGGCGACGAACACTTTCACGGCGGCCAACCGCCTGGTGTGGAAGGAGAGCGGAGTTGTTGATGAATACGAATGGCGGACGGCGCGGGACGAGACGGTTTGTCCAATGTGCAAGCCTTTACACAAGCAGAGAAGGTCCGCCAAGGAAGAGAGCACCTACGTGGTGCCGAGTGGGAAGTTCGAAGGCAAAGAGATTGATGGACCCGGTTCCTCGGCTCACCCGAGATGCAGATGTTGGGAAGCGCCGGTGGTGGGGGAGGATTGATGTTCGAGGTCGCGATCGAAGTTGAAGGTGCCGAAGATCTGGAACGGAAACTAGCCCAGGCGCCCAGGATCGTCCGTGACGAGTTAACGAGGGCGACGACCAAATCATTGGTCGCTCTGCAGTATGACATCACCGACTATCCCGAACAGCCGCCAGGGACGCCTTACAAGCGGACAGGGCTTTATGGGAAGACGTGGCTCTACAAGATTCGTGGAATGACCGGCGACATTTGGGGCCAGATTGGCACAAACTTGGAGTACGCGCCCTACGTGCGGGGCCCATGGCAGCCGGAGTGGATGGAGCACTGGAAGCACCTGAAGGAGATCATTGAGGACGACACAAACAAGATCAGAGGCTTCTTCGAGAAGGGGTTGAGGAACATAGCCGACAGGCTGAGGAGGTAGGATGCCGGAGACGACCGAGAATTATCACCACATCCCAGTGAGGGATGCAAGCGATTTCGTGAAGGACAGTTTCCGTTACAAGACTATCTCCGAAGAGAAGGGGATCATGATTCGCTTGGGGAAGCTGAAGAGCGATCCCGACGGGCCGACGGTAACGCAAGCGTATCTCTTCGACGTCGACAAGTGGACGATAGAAGAGGCGAAAGCGTGGGTGAAGGAGCATATGAAGATGACGGACTTCAAGGCAGTTCCAGACTCCTATTGGAGTGCTTTTGCAGAGGACTTGACTCACGACCCGATGCAGGACCTGGTGAGCATCCACCGCAGGTTTCACATGTGGGCGGCGCAAGGTGCCGTGCCAGAGGGGATGACTAAGGCTGACCTGGCGCGGGCTCACAACCTGGTGGTCGAAGAGCTCAGGCGGCGCTACAAGGAGGAGAACCCGGACAAGCCATACGAGCACGATAGCCCGCTGACGGCCAGCGACATCAGGAAGAGCCTGGACGACGAGGCCCTCAAGTGCGGCGCCTGGAACAAGCTGATGGCGAAGCTGAAGAAGTTGAGGGGCAAGAGCTTCCACACCGGTGTGAAGTCGCTCGGCGATGGGCGCGTGGGCGGCTACTTGATGGTGTGGGGCGGCCCGGGCCACAAGGACTTGGAGGGTGACTACTTCACGCCAAAGACGGAGCTGTGCCTGGATTGGTTCGAGGCCAGGCCGATCCTCTATGACCACGGCCACGACGGCGCGATCAAACTCGCGCCGATCGGGACGCTCGAGACCAAGAATATGAGGGCCGACGATCTCGGGCTGTGGATCGAGGGGCAGTTGGACATACGAAGCCGGTATCTGGAGGCGGTGGAGAAGCTGATCGAGGCCGGCGTACTGGGGTGGTCCAGCCGCACGCTTCCAGATCTGATGCAGAAGCAGTTTGACGGACAGATCACGCGCTGGCCGGTGATCGAGGCGACGATGACGACTCATCCGGCCGAGCTGCGATATACCGATGTGCAAGCACTCAAAGCCGTCTTCGAGGAGGCTGGTCTGGAGCTGCCGAAGCAGATCATCGAGAGAGCGCCAGGCGGAGCGGAGGCGGGGGCCTCCGGCCAGGCGAAAGGTGTGGAGCTGCGGCAGCGCAGAGCCAAGGCCTTGGAGATGGGCTTTGAAATAGGAGACAAGGGAGAGTAGACGGTGGAAATCAAGGAGTTGTACGACAAGGCAAAGAAGGCGCTGAAGGAAGCGCAGGACATTCTGGCCCAGGATGCTCCTTCCGAGGATGACATCCAGCGAGCCGACAAGCTGATGGACGAGTGCCAGGAACTGCAGGAGAAGGCTCGCCGCCTAGAGCGCGCCAAGGACATGGGCGCCAAGATGACCCGGCCGCCCTTCGACTTCGGCGAGGGGGATGCTGACGAGAGCGGAGAGAACGGTGGCTCGGCAGTCAAGTCCGGCGATGTAGAGAAGGCCCTCAAGGCCGCCTACGCCGGCCAGGCCTTGACTATCGACGACGCTACCCATGCCGCTGTGCACGTCAAGGCCTTCAAGAACTTCCTGCACACGGGACAGAGGGTGCCATCGGCGGCAATACCGGCATCGTATAAGGCGGCGATGCAGGAGGCCGCCGGCGAAGGGTTGGAGCTCGTGCCGGAGGAGTGGTTCGAGGAGATCGTGCAGGCGATCAGCGCGGCCGGGGTCATCATGCCGCTGGCCAGGAAGGTGCGTTCGCGTAGACCTGTTGGGCACGTGCCCGTGCTCACCGCCAGTTCAGCTGCTGTATTGACAGCTGAGGAGGGGGACTACGACGAGCAGGAGCCGACCACGGCGGACGTCGACGTGCAGGCCTACAAGTTCACGCGGCTTTCGAAGTGCAGCGACGAGCTCGTGGCGGACGGGATGTTCGATCTGTGGGGGCAAATCCTGAGTCCCGATTTCTCTAACGCCTTCGCGCTGGCGATGGACGCCTACGGGACGACGGGCACGGGATCAGGCCAGCCGCAGGGTGTGGTGGCGGGCTCCACGAAGGGCGTGGATTTCGCATCCGCATCAGCTGTCACGGCTGATGAGCTCATCGATCTGAAGTACGCGCTCGGCTATCAATATCGAGGCCGGCCGACGACCAGATTTATGGGTCACGATTCCACGATCAAGGCGATCCGCAAGCTGAAGGACTCGGACAACCAGTATCTGTGGCGTCCAGGCCTGGCGGCGGGAGAGCCGGATCGGTTGTTGGGCGAGACTTTGATCACGAACAACAACATGGATGAGATCGCGGCGAGCAAGAAGACGATCTTGTATGGTGACTTCTCCTTCTTCTGGATCTTCCTCAGGGAGGATATCACCGTCAAGAGGCTCGAGGAGCTCTACGCCGCGAAGGGCCAGATTGGGTTCCGCGCCTACCAGCGATGGGATAGCCACGTGATGCTGGCCACGGCCTTCTATCACGGACTGCATCCGACGGCGTAACAATCGAATAGCAGGGGTGGGAGATTTCAGCCGGTTTCTCCCACCCCTCACCGGAAGGGGATAGATGCGCGTCTTGGTGGCGACGCCAGCGCGGGCCAGCACACCGAAAACCTTGTTCGAGCAGGCGGAGGCGATCTACGAGAGCCTGACCTGGAAGGGGAAGGAGAGGGCACTGTACCTCAACGAGTATCCTCCAGCGGCGGGCAAGTACGAGAACAACGCCCGGGCCAGGAACGAGCTCGTGGAGAGGCATCTCGAGGAGCACCACACTCACATCTTGTGGTTGGACGTGGATCTGATAGAGGTGCCGGCGGACATCGTGGAGCGGCTGGCGGCGGTGTCGGAGAGGATGTCGTGGCGCCTTTCGTGTTGATCGAGCGCAACACACAGTTTCCTCCCGATCGCTTCTACGACATCGGGGCCTTCATCAAGGACGGCTGGTCGTTCGGCCTTTACCCACCGTACACACACGACGACGGCGAGGTGATCGAGGTGGACAGTGTGGGCACGTGCTATCTGATCCCGGCGGAGGTGTATCGTCGCGGCGCGAGGTACGCGCCTGTGGGCGACGAAGTGGAGCATCTCAGCCTGATGGCGCAGGCGAGAGTGATGGGGTACCGGGTCTTCGCGTGCCGGGACATCGTGGTGAAGCATGCCTGCCTACCGAGGTTCGGCCTGAAATGGCACTAGACTATGTGCTGGTGTTCTGCCCGACGTGGCGGCTGGAGCCGGAGACGTTGTGGGCGATCTTCGCACTGGAGTTCGGTTGCCCGCGGGATTATTTCTTCACACACGACAACCCGGGGGCGAGAGATGTTGACAATATCAACTGGAACTACCGCAAGGGCCGCGCACT